AATCATTTCGTTCACTATCCGTATATTCCAGGCTTTGGCTTTTATGCCTTTGGCCTTATTCACCTTATTGGTGCTTTTGCTAAGTCTGGTACTAGTATTATCCGGCAGCTTGTTGATGCTGGTACTTTATCCAACCTACCTGGTGGTTTTAAAACTAGAGGCTTACGAGTTAAGGGAGATGATACGCCAATCGCCCCCGCCGAGTTCAGGGATGTGGATGTAACCAGTGGAACAATTAAAGACAACATTATGACGCTCCCATACAAGGAGCCAAGTCAGGTGTTGTATACGTTGCTCGGCAATATTGTTGAAGAAGGTCGTCGATTCGCTAGTGCAGCAGATTTAAAAATATCTGATATGTCTGCTCAGTCACCGGTTGGTACGACGTTAGCAATATTAGAGCGCACACTCAAAGTGATGAGCGCAGTTCAAGCACGTATTCATTATGCAATGCGAGAAGAGTTCAAACTTCTCAAAGGTATTATTCGTGACTACACACCAGATGAATATACATACGAACCAGTAGAGGGACTACCTCGTGCAAAGCGTTCGGACTACGACATGGTGGAAGTCATTCCGGTATCAGATCCAAACGCTGCAACAATGGCGCAGAAAGTTACGCAGTATCAAGCTGTAATGCAGATGGCTGCTGGTGCGCCTCAGTTATATGACTTACCTTATTTACATCGTCAGATGCTTGAAGTATTAGGAATTAAAAATGCCGAGAAGTTGGTACCAATGGACGACGACCAGAAACCGCGTGATCCAGTTTCTGAAAACATGGACATCCTCAGAGGGAAACCGGTCAAGGCGTTTATTTACCAAGATCATCAAGCGCATATCACAGTACATATGGCAGCGATGCAAGATCCACAAATAATGAAGCTAGTAGGACAAAGCCCTATGGCACAACAAATGGGTGCCGCATTAGCCGCACACATACAAGATCACTTAGCTTTTGAATATCGCAAACAGATAGAAGAAGCCGCTGGTGTTCCTTATCCTGCTCCAAACGCTGAGATGGATGAGAACACGGAACTCGAAATTTCTAGACTTGCCGCCGCAGCAGCACAACAAGTTCTACAAAAGAACCAAGCACAAGCTGCACAAGAGCAAGCTCAACAGACTATGCAAGATCCAATCGTTCAGATGCAAATGCAAGAACTACAGATCAAAGCACAAGAAGCGCAACTCAAACAACAGAAAATACAAGTCGAAGCAGCAGACAAAGCAGATCGTCTGGAACTCGAAAGAGATCGAATTGCTTCACAGGAACGTATTGCTGGGTTGAACGCTGGGGTCAGAATTGCTACAGACAAAGCCAACCTTTCTTCTAAAGAACAAATGGAAGGAGTCAGGATGGGTATTGAAATAGCAAAAGAAGAAATGAGTTCTCAACAACCACCAGTAAGGAGAGTAAGTGAATGACCTATTAAAGTACTTAACAAACAAACTTGATAAGGAAATACAGGATATAGAAACAAACTTACCCACGGGGCAGGCGGAAGATTACGCGAAGTACAGATATATGTGCGGAGTTTACCGTGGTCTTTGGGTAGCAAAAAACATAATTAATGAAACATCAGAAAGGATGGACGAAAACGATGAGTGAACTTCTTATCGGCACGAACCCCGATAACCCAGAAGAAGCTACAACAATACCTGATACTGCCGAGCAAAAAGCTAAGCAACTACCAGATCCCTCTGGTTATCGCATTCTGTGCGGAATTCCCGAAATAGAAAACAAGTATGAAAGTGGAATCGTGAAAGCGGATGTAACAAAGCAACACGAGGAACTGCTTACTACTGTTTTATTTGTCATGAAGATGGGGCCGGATTGTTATAAAGACAAAGACCGTTTCCCAAGTGGGCCGTGGTGTAAAGAAGGAGACTTTGTTCTTGTTCGACCACATGCTGGCACGCGACTAAAAATTCATGGTACCGAGTTTCGGATTATTAATGACGACAGTGTCGAAGGGGTCGTAGAAGATCCTAGAGGCATTTCTCGAACTTAAGGAGAGGGATATGGCAGAAGCTGAGAAAAAAGCAATAGAGCAGGAAGAACCCGATTTTGAGATAGAAGGTGAAGAAGTAGAACTCAAAGTTGAAGATGATACTCCTGAAGAAGATCGTAATAGATCTCCAATGCCTAAAGAAATAGTAGAGGATTTGGAGAAAGATGAGCTTGATGGGTACTCTGATAATGTGAAAGAAAGACTTAAGCAGATGAAGAAGGTTTGGCATGATGAACGCCGAGCTAAAGAATCTGCTATGCGAGAGCATAAAGAAGCTATAGAGATGGCTAAAAAAGCTATGGAGGAAAATAAAAGACTCCGTGCTGAAGCTCAAAAAGGTCGTGAAACTTACATTGATACGGCTAAAAAATCTATAGAACTTGAGATGGAGATGGCTAAACAAGCCTACAAACAGGCGTATGAGTCAGGTGATACTGACTCTATTGTTGAAGCCCAAAACAAGCTTTCTGATGTTAATTATAGAAAACAACAGATATCAAATTACAACCCTGCTTTACAAGAAGAGCAGAATAGTGTAAATATGCAACAAACTGCACCGCAGCAACAGTTAGATGCTAAGACGATGGCGTGGCAAGAGCGCAATACTTGGTATGGAACTGACCCAGAAATGACTGCATCAGCACTTGGGTTACACCAAAAGTTGGTAAGCACAAAGGGTGAAAGCTACATAGGTACAGACGATTATTGGGCGGACGTTGACAAAACAATGCGCCGTCGTTTCCCTGAATATTTTGGGGAAGAAGAATCTACGGATGGGGGCGGCAAGCCTATCCGCGCAGAGAACAAACCCGCCACTGTGGTTGCTCCGGCATCACGAAGTACATCTTCCAAACGGATCGTACTAAAGCAGTCTCAGGTGGCTATAGCTAAAAAACTTGGCTTAACCCCTGAACAATATGCTAAAGAACTAAGGAGATTGGAGAACCAAAATGGCTGAAAATAGACTTGCACGCGAATTAGATGAAAGACCCAGTAAAGAACGTAAAAAAGCTTGGCAAAGGCCAGAAACACTTCCAGAACCACGCAAAGAACCTGGATATACGTATCGCTGGATCAGGGTTGCACTGTTAGGACAACAAGATGCCCGTAATGTCTCGTCCAAACAACGAGAAGGCTGGGAACCTGTTTTAGCATCAGAACAACCACACTTACAAATGCTTGTTGACCCCAATAGTCGTTTCAAAGACAACATTGAGGTTGCGGGTTTGTTGCTTTGCAAAATGCCGGATGAGATGGTCGAACAACGAAGAGAATACTTTGCTGCTCAGACTAAAGCCCAAACGGATTCTGTAGACAACAACTTTATGAGAGAGAACGATCAAAGAATGCCGCTCTTTTCAGAAAAGCGTTCAACTACGTCGTTCGGAAAAGGTAAATAACTTTTTTGAAAAGGATTTAACATGGCTACTACAGCTGCCCCTTACGGTCTAAAACCCGTAAAGCGTGCCGACGGCATGCCTTATGCTGGCGCTACTAGTCAATATTTAATCGACCCAGCTGGTGAAGCAACTAACCTATTTTATGGTCAAGTTGTTATCATCGGTGCAGACGGTTATATTGCATTGGCTACTGGCACCGGTGCCGACCTTACAACTAACAGTATCAGTGGTACCTCTGGTGTAGGTGCTTACGGTGTATTTGTTGGTTGTGAATATACTAACTCTTCAGGCCAAGTGGTTCAGGCACAATATTATCCTTCAGGTACTGCTAATGGCGGAACCATTAAGGCATATGTTGTTGATGATCCAAATGTGCTTTTCCAAGCTCAGCTAGATGGTGCAGGTGCTCAGACTATTATCGGCGCTAACACTTTCTTTGCTGCTGCTCAAACAACTTCTACTGGTAACACTGCTACTGGTAATTCAACTTCAGCACTGGATGCTACTGTTGTAACTACAGCAGCTGCGTTCCGTATTGTTGCCCATGTGTCACCTGCTAGTGATGCGTATCCGGATGTTCTTGTTAAGTTCAATCCAAGCGCACACCAGATGACAAATAATGTTGGCCTATAAGGAGTAACGTAAAATGGCTATGTCACGCGCACAACTATTAAAGGAACTCCTTCCTGGTCTTAACGCGCTATTTGGTATGGAATATGCCAGATACGGCGAAGAGCATAAGGAGATTTTTGAAACCGAATCTTCCGAGCGTTCATTTGAAGAAGAAACCAAGCTATCAGGCTTTGCAGCTGCTCCTGTAAAGAACGAGGGTAGCTCAATTTCTTACGATAACGGACAAGAAGCTTGGACGGCTCGATACAACCACGAAACCATCGCTCTTGGCTTCTCTCTTACGGAAGAGGCTATTGAAGATAACTTGTATGACTCATTGTCATCACGTTATACAAAGGCTTTGGCTCGTGCTATGGCTTACACCAAGCAAACTAAAGCTGCTGCTGTTCTAAACAACGGTTGGACTGCTGGTTACACTGGTGGTGATGGGGTTGTTCTTTTCTCAACTGCACACCCACTAGTTTCTGGTGGTACAAACAGCAACACGCCAGCTGTTCAGGCTGATCTTAACGAAACTTCTCTTGAAGCAGCTGTTATTCAGATCGCTGGTTGGACGGATGAGCGTGGTCTTTTGATTGCTGCTAAGCCTCGTAAACTAATCGTTCCACCTGCCCTACAGTTCGTTGCAACTCGACTCCTTGAGACCGAGAAGCGTGTAGGTACGGCGGACAACGACGTTAACGCAATCGTAAGCAATGGTTCTATTCCAGAGGGTTACACTGTTAACCACTGGTTGACCGATACTGACGGTTGGTTCCTTACAACTGACGTACCAAATGGTATGAAGCACTTTGTCCGCTCACCAATGAGCACTTCTATGGACGGAGACTTCGACACAGGTAACGTTCGTTATAAGGCTCGTGAACGATATTCTTTCGGTTGGTCTGATCCACTCGGAGTTTTCGGCTCACAAGGCGCCTAATAGAGAGGGGGGTTACAAGCCCCCCTTTTTTGTTTTATACTAAAGATACTAGGGTTTAACTCATACCAACTGACCTAGCAGACTTAGTAGAGATGGTGTGAGAAGTGCTACTACACGAAAGGAAATAAGATGGCTAATACTACTTTTAACGGGCCAGTTCGATCAGAGAACGGCTTCAAAGATATCACTGTCGCTGCCAACACTGGCGTAGAGACTACCAATTTTTCGATTACTTATGACGGCTCAAATAGTGTCGTTATATTCTCAAACCTACCTACTTCTGACCCATCTGTTGCAGGGCAGCTTTGGAGTAACTCAGGCGTACTAACAGTTTCAGCTGGCTAATAGGAGAAAACCATGCAATACGACGTTAAATCCGCGTATGCAACTGGTGACGGCGCTATGGTGGCTTATAGGACACGAATTAAAAGCGTGTT